GAGTCTGCAAAGACGAAGAATATAATATTCGTGAGTGGCACTCTTACATTCAAGATGCAGACTACATATTCTTGTTAGATACAGGATCAACAGACGACACAATTAAAATTGCTAAAGAACTAGGAATCAACGTTGTATCGGCTAAATTTTCTCCGTGGTCTGAGACACAAGCAAAAAATACAGCACTATCTTTGCTTCCAGAAGATATAGATATTTGTATCTGTCTAGACTTAGATCAAGTTATAGTTACCAAAAATTGGAAAGATATTCTAAGCAGTTTGGATTTAGGGTTTGGTATTGCGGAGCACACATTTACAACTAATACTGGATACAAAGACTATACACACACGGTGTCTGCATCATCAATTCACGAAAGATTTGGGATTGGCTGGATAAGATATAGACCAATGACTTTTGATTATAATAGAAGAATGGATGATAGGGCGAAGGTTCCAATCAGCGTTTACCACTTACCAGGAACAAAAGAAAGATTTGATAATAGAGAAACTTTGTATATTAACTCCTTTTTAAATGAATTACAATTAGTTAATGCCTATAGTTCAAGACAGTATTTTCTAGAAACTTATAGGCATATTGTATTATCTTATTTTGAGCATGGAGATTTAGAAAACTTTGTTTATCATTATCGAGAGTTTATAGCAAAATATAATAGCCATTCATTTCCAAAAGAAGAAGACGAAGATGCATTTGCTTGCCTATATCTAATTCAATTAGCAATGTCAGTTTACGATATGAAAAATGCGATTGATATTTTAAAAAGTCTAAACCAAAGACTTGCTCCTCAAAGAATAGTAGATGACATCAATTTACGAATAGCGATTCATAGCGCAATATCTGGAAACTTTATTGTAGGGAAAAAACACTTAGAGTTAGTAAAAAACATTTCTCTCTATCCAGAGGTAATAGATTCTATACTTGACGTTATTAATAATGGAATAAACACACATAATGCCAATGTTCTTTCAAATTATTATGGCAACATTGGTTGGGGAAAGTCCCATCAAAAAATGGTAAATGACTTTATTAAGACACAACACGAAATAAATATATAATGAACATTCTCATTACTGGAGTTGCGGGACTTGTTGGAAGTAGTTTGGCAAAAGAACTTTCAAAGTCTCACAACATTATTGGAGTAGACAACTTAATTGGTGGATACATAGACAATATCCCAAAAAATATTAATTTTGTAAATAAAGACTGCCAAGAACTCACATCAGACGTATTTCTTGGTATAGACGTGGTGATTCATGCAGCCTGCACACCCCACGAAGGCCTTTCCATATTTTCACCTAAAACAATAACTGATAACACATTTGGAATATCGATGAACGTCTTAAAGTGTGCAATACAAGCAAATGTTAAAAAGTTTATTTTTACATCAAGTATGGCTCGCTATGGGACACAAGATACAGTCCCTTTTACTGAGGATATGAGGCCTAAGCCACAAGATCCATACGGCATATCAAAATATGCCTTTGAGGAGTCACTGAAGGTCCTTTCAGAGGTGCACGGGATGGAGTATGCAATAGTTGTCCCACACAACATTATTGGTCCAGGGCAGGTCTACAATGACCCTTTTAGAAATGTTGCAGGTATTATGATTAATAGAATGCTTAGTAATAGGCAGCCAATCATATATGGTAATGGACTTCAAATGAGATGTTTTTCAGACATATCCGACATTATTGACCCAATAGTAAAGATTGTTGAGACTAATGTTGGAAATGGAGAAGTTATTAATATTGGTCCAGATTCAAACTTTATAACAATTTTAGAACTAGCAGAAAAAATTGCCAGTCTGCTTGACTTTAATCTAAACCCTATATATTTACCAGATAGGCCAAAAGAGGTTAGGTTTGCAAACTGTTCTGCAAATAAGGCTAGGGCTATTTTAGGATATAACCCAAAAACCACTTTAGATACCACTCTAAAAAATATGATAGAATTTGTTAGTGATCGTGGAACAATGGATTTTAATTTTCACTTGCCAATAGAAATTTCTAATAGCCTTACTCCAAAAACCTGGACAGACCACACAGTTTTTAACTCTTAAAAACTATATCTATACATAAGGGTAAGAGTTTTGCTTTTTATAAAACTCTGCTATACTTAACACTTAATCCGTTTTTGAAAGGACGATACACATGTCAGATTTTTTTAGTTTTAAACTCCCAGAGGATTTTGTAGAAAAGTATAAGTCTCAGGAAAGTCCATTTGGTTTTAAAGATGCAGCAGAAAACTCACTTGGAGAGATTACTTTTATTCGAACATATTCCCGTGTAAAGGAAGATGGAACTAAAGAACGTTGGCACGAAGTTTGTCGTCGTGTAATTGAGGGCATGTATTCAGTTCAGAAGAACCATGCCAAAGAAAACCGCTTACCTTGGAATGACTATAAGGCTCAGAAGTCAGCACAAGAAGCATTCCAAAGAATGTTTGAATTAAAGTGGACACCACCAGGTCGAGGTATGTGGACTTTTGGAACCCCCATGACTATGGAGAAGAAGAATTCAGCAGCCCTGCAAAACTGTGCAATGGTATCTACAAAGGACCTTGATAAGAATGATCCAGGAGCCCTATTTGCTTGGGTAATGGATGCATTAATGCTAGGTATTGGAGTAGGGTTTGACACAGTAGGACAGGAAAAGGGTTTTCAAATCTATACTCCTACAGAGCCAGCAGCGATCTTTGATATCCCAGACACTCGTGAAGGTTGGGTAGAATCAGTTCGTATTTTGCTAAACTCTTACCTTCGTCAGAACCAGCCTATTCAGAAGTTTAACTATGACCTCATCCGTCCTCTAGGGGCACCCATTAAGGGCTTTGGAGGGGTCGCCAGCGGTCCAGCACCCTTGATTCAACTACATACACAGATTGACAAGGTAATCGGCGGAAGACCAGGAGAAACTCTTGATAGCCGTGCTATTACGGATATCATTAATCTTATTGGAACATGTGTTGTTTCTGGAAATGTTCGTCGTTCTGCAACTCTTGCTTTAGGTGCAGCAGGGGATGAAGACTTTATTAATCTTAAGAATTCTGAAGTATTCCCAGAGCGTAACTCATTTGATCCAGAAAATCCAGGTTGGGCTTGGATGTCAAATAACTCAATTTCTGCAACAGTTGGAATGGATTACGAGAAGTATACCGATCTAATTGTTAACAATGGAGAGCCAGGTTTTATTTGGCTTGATGTTGCTCGTAATTATGGTCGTCTAGCAGATCCTGCAGATGGGAAAGACTATCGTGTTATGGGCTTTAATCCTTGTGCGGAACAGCCATTGGAGTCGTATGAACTTTGCACACTTGTTGAAGTTCACCTTAATCGACATGAATCCAAGGAGGACTTCCTCAAGACATTAAAGTTTGCTTATCTATATGGAAAGACTGTAACACTTCTTCCAACACATTGGCAACAGACAAACGGCATTATGCAACGCAATCGTCGCATTGGAACATCACTAACAGGTATTGCATCATTTGCAGATCAAAAGGGTTTGCCTATTGTTCGTGAGTGGATGGACGAGGGATACAATAAGATTCGTCATTATGATAAGCAATACTCAGAATGGCTTTGTGTGCGTGAATCAATTCGTGTAACAACAGTTAAGCCATCAGGATCAGTTTCAATTCTTTCTGGTGCAACTCCTGGAGTTCACTGGGGACCTGGAGGACAGTTCTTCCTACGTGCAGTAAGATTTGGAGATACAGATCCAATGTTGCATTTATTCAAGGCAGCAAACTATAATATTGAGAAAGACGTAGTATCAGCAAATACATCAGTTGTATACTTCCCAATTAAGTCAGGTCATCCAAGATCTGAAAAGGATGTTACATTGTTTGAAAAGATTGCTCTTGCAGCAACTGCTCAAAAGTATTGGTCAGACAATGGTGTTTCTGTAACACTTTCATTTGACAAGGAGACAGAGTCAAAGCATGTCGCACCAGCGCTGCATATGTATGAGGGACAGTTAAAAGCAGTCTCATTCCTACCAATGGGAAATACTGTTTATCCACAGCAGCCATATACTCAGATTACTGAAGAACAGTATGAGTCGTATATTGGAAAGTTAAAGCATATTGATTTTGGCGCTATTTATGACGGGGTAGATAATCTAGAGGCAATGGGCGAGGCTTACTGCACAACAGATTATTGCGAAATTAAAGCCAAGTAGTATGATAAAATAGACTTATAATGTCTAGTCCATCAAACCTATATGCGGAAAAAATATTTTCAGAGCACCCAAAATCTTTGTGGGCTCTAGATGATAAGTGTGACTACATTTCATTAATCAATGAGTCTTTTAGAGATATGGACTCTTGGGAGATAACTGGAGGAGTAAATTCCGAGTATTCTATTTCAGATGAGCCTTTCCCAGAAAGCGTAACGACAAGAATAACTGGGGATGTAATTCCAAATAATATTCTTGGAACAATTGTATGCGTAAGTCCAGATATGCCTCTAAACCTTAATCAGTTAAATTCTGATTTAGGGACTTTTACTGTAGGAACATATATAAAATCCCTTAGCCCCTATTTTGCTGGTATAGAGATGGGGTATGAGTATGACGATACAACTAGTGGAGAACTTGTCAGAAATCTAAAGCCATTCAGCATATCTGTTTCTGATACCTGGATTCTTGGATCAGAAACATTCATGATACCAGATGAAAATACATCATTTAGAATTGTTGTAAAGATTAAGTATTACGGTGGGGCAGAAGAAAACACTTCAAACATATTTTTGTTAAATGGTTTAAGTGTTGGGCAATGGTCAGAAGAATTTAACTCAAACTCTCTTGGAGTTTTCCCAGTTACACTTCCTCAAAATCTACCAGTGGATCAGTCATACGGAATTGAAGCAAAGGCTTATGGGCTAAGTGAGCAATCTGGATACTACCTTATATCTGAAGATCTTACATTCCTTGGTGCAAAAAATAGTGGAGTTCCAATGGTTTTTGGTGCTTCAAATACAACAATCATCAGACCTATGAGTGGACCATCTTTAATTATTCCAGGCGGTGGATTTTTAAATGAAAGTGGAAAGCACAAAGAATATACAGTAGAGATGTGGCTAAAGATTGATTCTTACACATCGGATGACACAAGAATTTTTGGTCCAATAAAATCAACGGATGGCTTATACGTAAGTGGTCCATTCTTAAAGTTAAAGGTTGGTGACTATGTTGGGGCACACTGTGTTGGTGAATGGTCCAGACCAATGCTCATACATATCCGAGTTGTAGATGATACTGCAAGCCTTCTTTTAAACGGAGATGAAGTTATTTCATTTACAATAGATCAGTCTAGCATTACATTTCCAGACAAATCAAAAAAAATTGGCGGAATTACTATTGATCAGGACTGGTTGGGGTTTTACGCATCAGAATATATTCCAAGGTTTGAACTTGACTGTGTTGCTGTGTATTCTTATAAGGTTCCCACAACTGTCGCTAAAAGAAGATTTGTTTATGGGCAGGGAGTAGAGTTTGCAGAATCAATCAATAGTGGATTTGGTGGAACATCTGTATACTTTGATTTTCCATTTTCTAAATATACAAATAACTACACCTACCCAGATATAGGAAGATGGTCACAGGGAATAGTTGACAATCTCAGAATAGATAATAATATTTTATCAATTCCAAATTACCAACTACCATCTATAACGCTAAACAAGTCTAACCCATTGAACTTTATAAATACACATAACTCTACATCAATTCAGGCAGAACAGGACAACTTCATAACCTTTGGAATAAGTCGTTACCTTGAGTCTACAGAATTTGATAACCTACAGGGCAACCTTACATTTAGCAATATAGACCTAATTGGTGGTCAAACAAAAGCATTGTATGGAATATTTAAAAATAAAACTTTGACTCAAAATAAACAAATTTTGTTTAGAATAGAAGACTTGACAAATGGCAACTACCTATCAGTTGATTTAGAAATGAAAGACGTTAAGTATAGGTTTAAGTTTAATGGGGAAGAGTCAGTAATAGAATCTGCCCCAGGATATATTATTAATGAAGTATTTGCTGTTGGTTTTAATATTAAAACATTCTCGGACTATTATGGACAAAACCTTTCAACCTTCTTTGGCAACCCCTCCAATCTTTCAGTTTATGTGGGTGGATCTAGGGAATTGTCAGATACATTTTTGGGGAATATATATTCTTTTGGTTTTTGCAATTCAAGAAATCTTTCTAAAATAAAAGATTCTTTTGGAGAAACTGGAGTAGTCCTATTTAATGAAAATGCATTTGACAATTTATCAGAAACTGTTGCAGATTCAGATTTATACAGTAGATCTATGTGGGATTACTTTTTAGATGGAGGAAGCCCAAGAAGTTTTGCTGTAAGTAATTTGCATTCTCACGTAGCAACATATACGTTGAGGCCAAGATCATATATGGGAAAATTCATACTTGATATAGACTCAAACGGATACTGGGAAGATTATGTTCCCCTTACATATTTTGCAAAGTATGTAGAAGACACAACTGGCTCTATGTATTACGATTTAGACTTTTTGCAATTGAACATTGACTATCCAACTCCAAATATATACAAAGAGGTAGAAAAAAAGACTGGAACTTGGACATATCAAGAGTTACAGTATGAGTATCAGGCACCACTTCAAAGAACATATTCTTCATTAGATAACCATCTTTATACTGGATACAACGACTATCTAGATTTAAAAAATCGTGTAAATAAAAACTACGCCTATGATACAGATGCTGCGTTACTAAAGTCTTATATTAGTTTTCAGTATATTGCAACAGGTGCAAACGCAAATCATAGATTTTTTACAGATGTAGATGACGCACCTCAAAACGGAGTAATTCAGCCATTAGATGGATGGACAACAACAAAGTATGAGTTTGTTAATAACATGATCGCCTATCCACCAAAGGGTGTTGACTTTAATGATTTAGCATTAGTTATGCATTTAGACTTTAATGTTTCTGGAATTTTATCAAATCCAATTAAAGTTAAAAAAATGCAAGTAGCATCTCAAGCGTTTAACTCTAATAGTTTTAACCCTATTGGAACAAGGTTTTCAGAGGATGTATACCCATACCAAAAGTCTGGAATCTATTATGACTATAAGGCTCTAAACCCATTCACAATATACAAGGGCAGTTCTCCATACTTATATCTAACAAGAACAAGTGGAATTGAACTACGTGGTGGATATGATCCTATGGTTGATCGTGGAATCGCTATTCCAATTAATAAATCAAAAAATCCAAACTACAAGGTAATGGCTTTGCAGGCTGGAATTAGATACGACAAAGATGCATTCCCATTATCCCCAACAGAAATATTTCAGGTAGAAGATAAGAATAGTTTAATTAAATTTTATATTCAGGCCATACAGCAAGACGGAAAGCGTGGAAAGATATATGCTATTAACTATAAAACTGGTCAAAGAGAAAACGGTATTGGGTATTATCTGAATGGAAACGTGGTTCGTGAGGCAGTGATAACTGTGGGAGAGTGGGCATTCTTGGGCATTTCATTTTCTAAGTTGTTAGATTTTTCAGAATACTCTGGGTCTTTAAAATTAAATGGACCACTACTTTTTAATGCTATATCTTACTACCAGTCTATAAGATTGCAGCAGGTTCAGAAAAAGTTTACCAGACCATGGTTTAAGTTGATGGGTTCAGGATCTTATGACCTAAACTGGACGTATTGGTATGGATCATTTACTTGGAATGAGACCCTGATTCAGTCAACAACAAACCTTTATGGTGTAGACCCAGCAGACATTTATAGCGCATATATTGGGACAAACAAGATAGTGGTTGGAGATAATTATGGGCTATCGCTTAAAAACTATGAATACTCCCTATATTCTGACGTAGTATGGAACAAGACAGTTCAAGACGCCCTTTAATATGGTATACTTGTGGTTATGAACAATAAAGACGGACTACTTTTTGGTAAAAATGGCAAACCACGCATGCCAGGTCAAATTGGTGAAACAAAAGTAACAATGGTTGAAAAGAATTATAACTGGGGAGTTTATGTTTGGAAAAGAAAAAATGGCAAGTGGTTTACAGATGGAGAAGGAAACATTTTAAATGTCCCATCATTCCGTGGTGATCTAGGACAACTTGCAAAACTAAAAGAGGCTGCAGCATATTATGGTGAGCCAGAAGGCGAACCGCATTTTTTCCCAGGAATGGGAAGAGTATCTGATGAAGAGTATAGCGAACAAGTAGATAGAATGAAGGCTGGGCTTATTCCTAACCTAAATGACCTTGGCGCTGTTCAAGCAGCAAAAGATACTATTGCAATGTATGGAGATGAAGAGTAATGTCTGAAGATAACGAATATTTTATTGGTGCAAGAATTGATCAAATTGCAAAAGCAGATGATACTTTTGCAAAACAAGATCCATTTAATAAGTCTTGGGATGAACTAAAG